CCAGAAGGTCCTGAAGGACCACAGGGTGATACCGGTGCTACTGGGGCCACAGGAGCAACTGGCTCTACCGGAGCCACAGGTGCCACTGGCCCAGCTGGTCCCGCGGGAGGTATCACGCCACTTTCAGGTAAGTGGTCTACCGTTCCATTTGGTCCAGTTGGATCAACCCTTACCCTTGGAACCAATTCAGAATTTTGTGTGCCTCTACCGATTGCAGCTGACGGGGCAATTACTGATATTTCAATAGATGTAGCGACTGCTGCCGGTGCTGGCGGAAAAGTACGTCTAGGTAGTCGACTCGGGAACTCCAGCAATCGCCCTGGCGCCTCGAGCCTGTCGCAAGATTATGGACAGGTGTTCGATAGCACAACTACCGGCGTGAAAACGTATACATTGCCGTCGGCGTATAGTGTTACCGCAGGAACAGTTATTTGGATTACGGTAACAGGTCAAGTTGCTGGGTGTAGCCTGCGTTCAATCGGTGCAACGAATCCTTATACATACGCAAACAGTGCGCCGAGTGGTACAGGAAACGTCGGTTCTATCTTGCAAACTGGCGTCAGTGGGGCACTACCAAGCAACTTTACATTCAGCACGGATGACATTGGTGCTCGCGTTGGTATCAAGTGGCAGTGAGGAGGTGAAATGAGCCAAGTTGTTATCGTCGCAATACCTGCTAAAGACGATTACGTCTGGCAGATCTCAAGTGACAAAGTGCCTCATATGACGTTGATGAATCTCGGCGATCAAGTGAGCGATGCGAGCGCAATCAAGATAACGCGATATCTGGATCACGTTGTCAGAACCTCAATGCAGCGTTTCGGCATGGACGTCCTTCGTCGAGGTACGCTTGGCGTCAAAGAAGCGGATGTTCTCTTCTTCGGAAAGCACAATTCGAAGATGTTGGAAACCATTCGCGGCTACTTCCTCACGAATCCCGAGATCTACAAGGCGTACCATTCCACTCCGCAGTTTGAAATGTTCACTCCTCATCTGACGCTTGGATTTCCAGACAATCCAGCCAAACCGGATAAAAGGGATAGTCCAGGCACATTTTGGGTGAACTTCGATCGGATAGCTTTGTGGACTGGTGATTTTGAAGGTCCGGAGTATGAGCTTCCGGCTCAACATGAAATGAGCGATCTGGCTATGGGTGATTCAGTAGTCGATTTCCTCGCGCATTTCGGTGTGAAAGGAATGAAGTGGGGTGTACGCCGGACCAAAACTTCCACCTCCACATCTGACGATGCGCAACGAGCAACTGAAATTCGAAGCAAAGTAAAGTCAGGTGGTACTAAAGCTCTCTCGAATAGAGAGTTGCAGGATTTGATTACTCGTATGAATCTGGAACAACAATACGGTCGATTGAATCCGTCCAAGTTTCAGAAAGGCGCGAAAGTTGTCTCCGACATTCTGCAACTTGGAGGAACCATCAACCAAGCCGTTGCGATTGCTAACTCTCCCGCGGGGAAAGCAATTCGAAATGGTTTGAGTAAGAAGTAGAAAGGAGGGTTGACGATAGTGCTATCGAATAAAGCGACGCCGATCTACTACGGTCAGTTTCGTGACGCGGTAATCCGTGGCGAAATCCCGGTCAATCGGGAAATCGCGATGGAGATGAATCGCATCGATGCGCTCATCGCCAACCCGAACATCTACTATGATGATCTGGCGGTTGAGGGTTTCATCCTCTACTGCGAGAACGAACTGACATTGACCGACGGTAGTGATTTGCATCTTCTTCCGTCGTTCAAGTTGTGGGCAGAGCAGATCTTCGGTTGGTATTACTTCGTCGAACGTAGTGTGTATGTTCCATCGGAAGATGGACACGGTGGAAAATACGTCAATAAGATCATCAAGAAACGATTGACGACGAAGCAATACTTGATCGTAGCTCGAGGTGCTGCAAAGTCAATGTACGCGGTGTGTATTCAAAGTTACTTTTTGAATGTCGACACATCGACTACACATCAAATCACTACAGCACCAACCATGAAGCAAGCTGACGAAGTGATGTCTCCGTTCAGAACGGCTATCACGCGCGCGCGCGGACCGCTGTTCAAGTTTTTGACGGAAGGCTCACTTCAAAACACCACAGGTTCTCGGTGGTTGAGACAGAAACTTGTCTCAACAAAGAAAGGTATCGAGAACTTTTTGACAGGCTCGCTTCTCGAAGTACGACCGATGTCGATTGCAAAGCTTCAGGGACTCCGTCCTAAGGTTTCAACTATTGACGAATGGCTGTCTGGAGATCTTAGAGAGGATGTAGTTGGCGCAGTTGAACAAGGAGCGTCGAAACTTGACGATTACTTGATCGTTGCGATAAGCTCGGAAGGAACTGTCCGGAACGGTAGCGGCGATACCATCAAAATGGAACTCGCTGACATCCTTAAGGGAGAGTACCTTGCGCCCCATGTTTCGATCTGGCACTACAAACTCGATGAGTTGGAAGAAGTTGCCAACCCAGCGATGTGGCCTAAAGCAAATCCGAACATCGGTAAGACCGTCTCGTACGAAACATACCAGCTGGATGTCGAACGTGCCGAGAAAGCGCCGGCCTCGCGGAATGACATTCTAGCAAAACGGTTCGGAATTCCAATGGAGGGTTATACATACTTCTTTACGTATGAAGAAACCCTTCCGCATCGCCCAAGAGAGTTTTGGGAGTTGCCTTGTGCTCTTGGTGCCGACCTGTCGCAAGGCGATGACTTCTGTGCCTTCACATTCTTGTTCCCGTTGCGAAAAGGTTTTGGCATAAAGACTCGGAGCTACATCACATCTTTGACGTTGATGAAGTTGCCGGGTGCAATGAGAGCGAAGTACGACGAATTCGTTAACGAAGGAAGTCTACACGTTCTCGAGGGAACTATTCTTGACATGATGGAGGTTTACGAAGACCTCGATCATTTCATTGAAGAACAGAAGTATGATGTTCGTGCCCTTGGTTACGACCCATACAATGCCAAAGAATTCGTTACTCGATGGGAAGCCGAGAATGGTCCTTTTGGTATCGAGAAAGTTATTCAAGGTGCAAGAACTGAATCCGTACCTCTTGGTGAGTTGAAGATTCTCAGTGAAGAACGACTTCTGATCTTTGATCAAGCATTGATGACATACGCAATGGGTAATGCCATCACAATCGAAGATACGAATGGTAACAGAAAGCTTTTGAAGAGACGATACGACGAGAAGATTGACAACGTGTCAGCTCTCATGGACGCCTATATCGCATGGAAGGCCAACAAGGAGGCGTTTGAGTGACATGGATTCCCTAATCTAACAGCGAAAGGGGGTGCATAGGCATCCATGTTTATCTCTCGCCTTAGAAGAAGTCTCAGGCATGCTTGGAATGCATTCAAAGATGGGGATGCAACCAATCGTGAACTGGCCTTTACTTCTGGTAATGCGATATATGGAAATCGTCCAGATCGAAACAGACTTCGATTTTCAAACGAAAGATCAATCATTGCGTCGATTTTTACTCGTTTGAGTATCGATGTTGCTTCGCTCGACATTCGCCATGTTCGTCTCGACGAAAACAAGCGATATGCCGAGGATATTGACAGTGGACTGAACAATTGTTTCACTGTCGAATCAAATCTGGATCAAGGACCCCAACATCTCGTGCAGGACATCGCCTTGACGCTTTTCGATAAAGGCACATGCGCGATTGTTCCGGTTGATACAACGATCGATCCAAACGTTTCCGGGGGTTTTGATATTAAAACCCTCCGCGTTGGGGAAATCGTTACTTGGTATCCACAGCATGTTCGTGTGAGCGTCTACAACGAGAAGAAAGGATTCCGAGAAGAAGTCACGTTGGATAAGAAGTTCGTGGCTATTGTCGAGAATCCTTTGTATTCGGTCATGAACGAGCCGAATTCAACGCTTCAACGGTTGATTCGTAAGTTGAATCTTCTCGATGTGGTGGATGAGCAATCGAGTTCAGGAAAACTCGATATGATTATCCAGTTGCCATACGTTATCAAGAGCGAAGCTAGGCGTCAACAAGCAGAGCAGCGTCGAAAAGACATCGAATTTCAGTTGAAGGGAAGTCAGTATGGCATTGCCTATACTGATGGAACAGAAAAGATCACTCAACTGAATCGTCCGGCAGAAAACAATTTGATGAAGCAAGTTGAGTTCCTGATCAACCTGTTGTACAGTCAACTTGGTCTCACGCCGGCTGTTATGGACGGAACTGCTGATGAAGCGACTATGCTCAATTACTTCAACCGAACGATTGAGCCAATCGTCAACGCAATCGTCCAATCGATGCGCCGGGCGTTCCTAACAAAGACCGCTCGATCGCAGAATCAATGGATTCTGTTCTTCCGTGACCCGTTTAAACTCGTTCCTGTGACACAAATCGCCGAAATTGCAGATAAGTTCGTGCGAAACACTGTCGCAGCGCCGAATGACATTCGAACGGCTATCGGTTGGAAACCAAACAAGGATCCGGAAGCCGACAAACTCAAGAATCCAAACATGCCGGCTCCGTCGGAGCCTGGGAATTCTCCACCAACAAAACCGGAAGGGGGAACCAGTCAAAATGAAGCCTGATTTTGGAGGCTACGTTACGAAGGCTGGTCTCAAGTGCACCGACGGACGGACTATCAGTTCAGACGCTTTCAAGCACATGGACAAGATGACGGTTCCTCTGGTCTGGCAGCACGGTCACAACAGTCCTGACAACGTTCTGGGTCACGTCATTCTGGAAGCTCGGACAGATGGCGTTTATGGTCACGGTTTCTTCAACGAAACCAAGCAAGGTCAGAACGCCAAGGCTCTGGTGCAGCACAAGGACATTCGTGCGTTGTCCATCTGGGCGAACCAACTCATCGAGAAGGCCAAGCAGGTTTTCCATGGGATGATTCGCGAAGTGAGCCTCACCATCGCGGGTGCCAACCCCGGCGCAATGATCGACTACGTCAGTGTTCAGCATTCTGACGACCCCAACGATGTGACGATTTCCACGGATGAGGCCATCATCCACACTGGTTTGGAAATCGATATCATCGAGCATAGTGCTGAAGATACGACGAAGGTCGACGCTCAGACTCTCGACGAGATGCTTTCGCACGCTGGTTTGACCATCAAAGATGTTTACGATGGTATGACCGATCAGCAGAAGCGCGTCCTTCACTACATGGTTGCGGTTGCTCTGGATGGAGCTCCAGACACCAACACTACCGCTGCGCAAACGGATGCCAAGGCCGAGGGTGACCTCGAACACAAGGAAGGAACCGACCCCGAGATGACCCGCAACGTCTTTGATCAGACTGACAAGAAGGACGGCCAGGAGGTCAAGCACTCTCTGACGCCGGAGGCGGTCAAAGAGATCGTCGGATACGCTCAGAAGAGCGGATCTCTGAAGCATGGCGTCGAAGAGTACGCCCTCAAGCACGGCATCGAGAACATCGAAATTCTGTTCCCGGATGCCAAGTCGGTCGACGCGACCCCACAGTTCGACAAGCGGCGTACCGAGTGGGTCGAGGGTGTTCTGGGCGCTGCCAAGCACCCCCCGTTCGCCCGGATCAAGACCCGTTCGGCAGATCTGACGCTGGACGACGCCCGTGCGAAGGGCTATGTGAAGGGCAACTTCAAGAAGGAAGAGTTCTTCGCGGTCACTCAGCGCACCACCAGCCCGACCACGGTCTACAAGAAGCAGAAGCTGGACCGTGACGACATCATCGACATCACTGAGTTCGACGTCGTGGTCTGGCTCAAGGCCGAAATGCGGATGATGCTTCGTGAG